CTTAATGATTGTTTTATTCATTGTTTCGACATTGTATTTTTCAAGTAATTCTAAGTTGTACAATAATAAACCAAGTGCATGATAATTTTCAAAAAAATGCAATCTATTTGTACTCAGTTGTTGTACTTCCCTCAGTGATGATTTCAATTTGTCTCTCAGTTGTATATTGTGAATGAAAACCATAGAGTCACTGCTGAATTTGTTCATTTGTTTACCTGCGATTACATCTCCTTGGCCATTGTCTCCAATGAAGATGTATTGGTACTCTGGAAATATAGTATGATATTCTTTAAAACGTTGTGCTTTTTTATTCCCAACAACATTATTATTAACAGATAAAGTAGATAATTGCACAGATTGACGAATTTTATCGTACGTTTCTGCTCCTTGTAAAAATGAGTAATTTGAACCCAGTATTTCTCTCAAAGTTGGGTGAAAAAATCTACTAGCTTTACCAATATTTGGGGTAGCCGATAAAACCGTAATGTAATTTGGAATTATAATTTCCTTTTTATTGACTTTTATTGTTTTTGTATGTTGTTTTTTAAATAATTTCATAAATTTTATTACACCGGGATATGGTTTTTTATTGGCTCCTTTTGTATCCTGTCCAAATAATGTATGGAAAGCACTTCTATGTGGAAATAATGTGTCATCAATGTCTGTTAAAATATGTGGTATTTTACCATGTGTTCTTACAAACCAAGACGATATTTTCTGTATGTTTTCAATTACTTTTTTTGCTACATCTGATACGAGTTTACCATTTATATCATAAAATATTTCTCTCAAATCGCAATTACCATCTGTGTGAATTATTTTAAACTGAGTGTAACAACATTTGTTGGATTGTATACGATAACGAGCCAATTTTGTATCCAAACATATCTTCAATAGCAAAAAATTAATACAATAATCATTTTTTTCACTTGAAGACAATGTATGAAATAATTCTGAAATATGGAATAAGGTATTCAATATTTCAGCATTCGATGCATCTCGTAATTGCAAATATATTTCTTGAATATTCATATTATACTTATGCATTATATTATATATAAAGCTTTTTTGTTTATCCATATATTATATGCTAATCATATCCATTGATGTAGGTATTCATAATCTGGCATATAGCATTTTTAAATTTAATCCCAAAAATGTAAATTGTAAGTTAATAGATTGGAAAACATGCTCATTAAACTATCAACAAACTCAATTTGCATTATTAACTTGTAATGATATTTTATGCCAAAAAAAACCGGTATGTTATCAATGTATTCAAGATACAAACGATAAATTATACTGGTGTAAGAAACACGCAAAACAACATGTTTTGTTTCCAGCATTAAATCTTTCGAAAATGACAAAAGACCAGCTCATGGAAAAAATTAAGTCATTTCATCATTCCACAAATTTCGCTACTAAGAAGCAAATGATTGATTTTTTAAAGACAAAACAAGGTGTTTCTATACAACATAAAAAAGCCAACACACTTTCATTAATCGAAATTGGACAGAGTATTATGCATGTTTTTCACAACTTACATTTAGATTATTCTCAATTATTTGTACTCATTGAGAATCAAATCAGTCCAATTGCTTCTAGAATGAAATCAGTTCAAGCTATGATTACGCAATTTTTCATTATGAAACATGTAAAACATATTCATTTTATATCTTCAAGTCAAAAACTAAAAGCGATAGATGCTTCTGGAAACGAAAAAAAATTATCGTACATGCTTCGAAAAAAAGAAGCAATAAACATAACAACAAAATTATTGCAAAATCACGAAGAATTAAAAGTGTTTCAGAATCATAGTAAAAAAGATGATCTTGCAGATTCTTTTCTTCAAGGAATAACGTGGATAAAGAAACAACATAATATACAAAATTTAAATATTACTTAAATTCATTTACTTTTATTGTGGTTATTAATATATTAATTGCGTCTTACTTAAAATTAAAGATTCTATTAAATTTATAATGAGTATCGAAGTTATTGAGATCAAAGATGTTGAAACTCCAAATGAAATACAAATCAATACCCCTAAATCATCTCAACCATCTGTAAATTTTGGACTTGGTGTAGAAATGTTAATGAATGACAAAAAAAAGGACAATACACCTAAACAATCCAATTATGATGAAATCAAACTAGATGAATTGAATGAGTTGGAAAAAGAGCTTAATAATTTAGACACAGAACCTCCCCCCGTAAATAATGATCTTAAATCAGAAAATTTTCCATCGTTTAAAGAAACAAAATTTTCATTTCAATCAGAAAAACCAAGAGTACAATTGGTAGAACAAATGCAAAAAGAAGTGCCATCTCCTAAAAAAGAATCAACATGGGATGGATTTCAAAATTTTAATAAAGAAATACCGGAATTCAAAAAACCTGAATCATCTAGAGATTTGTTACGAGAAAAGTTTGAAATATTGAGAAAATTGGAACATTTAGAATCGAATGGCGTTCGTTTGAGTAAAAAATATTCAATGGAATCAAACCTAGATGAAATGAAAGGTGAATATACTATGATTATGGAAGAAAAAGAAAAAAGCAATTCTATCAAATTTCAAGGTAAAATGTTAATGGCAATGATAACTGGAATGGAATTTTTGAATAATAAATTTGATCCGTTTGACATTAAACTTGACGGTTGGGCTGAAAGTATCAATGAAAACATTGACGATTATGACGAAATATTCGGCGAATTGCACAAAAAGTACAGATCAAAGGCCAAAATGGCACCTGAGTTGAAGTTACTCTTTCAACTAGGTGGGAGTGCAATTATGTTGCATATGACAAACACTATGTTCAAATCTTCCTTACCAGGAATGGACGACATCATGCGACAAAATCCCGAACTGATGCAACAGTTCACCCAAGCTGCTGTAAATACTATGGGTAAAAGTAATGAAGGATTTGGTAATTTCATGAATGATATTCAAACCAATACCAAACCAGCTCCACAAAAATCAGTACAAGAAACATTTAATCAAACAAAATCTGATCGTCATGCAAATATCCCGCCGATTAGGAGTACACGTCCTGACATTGGAATGAGTCGCGGTAAACAACAATTTGACGATGCTTATGATATTTCTAACCAATTTGAATCTGTATTTAAAGATAGGGCAACAGACAAACCCGATTCATCCAAACAAATGAAAGGTCCTAAAAATATAGCGGATCTTCTATCTGGAATTAAAACAAAACCAACAAAACCAGAATTACCAACAGATAATGATGACGTAAAAAGTACTATCAGTTTGCAAGAGTACAAATCTTTACAAGTGAAAAATAACAAAGCACCAAAATCAAGTAAAAGATCAAGATCTGAAAAAAATACAGTTAGTTTAGATATTTAATGTTACATTTTTTTATTCGTTATATACATGAAGGATACTTTTGTAGACGATATATTTTCTTTGGTTGGTTTACGATCATATAAAATTTATATTTTGTTATTTCTATCTGCATCTTTTTTAAAAGTATACGATAATGTTTTAGATTGGAATATATATATTCCGAATGTTTGGAGTGAATTCTTAAAAATGAGTATAGTTATTCTTGCAACAATAACTTTTTTAACAGATTTAAATGCAATTTACGGTTGTTTTTTCTTACATGCGTTTTATTTTGTTTCAAGTAAACATGGTGTGGATAATGATTATTTCAAAGTAGGTTTTTATCTTGTAACATTTCTAAGTATTGTAAATTTTGTTTACCATCAAATTTCAGCAACTACTTTATTGGAAATGATACTCATTGGTTGTATTGGATATGTAGAATCGATATGGTTCCAAAGCGAATTTTCAAATGAAAAAACTATAATTCGAATACTAACATTTTTAGTATTGTGCAGTATAAGTTTTGCACATTTGAGCAATAGATTAAAGCTCTTCTCTGATATTACTATAAAATTGATGGTGTGCGGAATAGGATATTTGGGAACGGACCTATTTATGATTTCAACCCTTTCTCATCCTAGTAAGCTTCTTATGTAATTTTTGAATTCTCCAACTGTACGCTTTAATTTTCTTGGATCGTCATGTACAAGATAATTTAGGTTTGAATCTACATTATTTATCGTATCAATCCAATAATCACTAAAATATCGTTTACTTGCTATACAACGATCTTTTGTTTTATCTTTGTCATCTATTGTTTTCAAAGATTTTTTGATCTTGTTTATAGAACTAATATTTTCATAATCTTTCACAAAATCAAATTGTAAATGAATAAACCACATACTTGTATTTTTTCCAGTGAGAATATCGTTAAAATTTTGTTTATTTTTGTTGATTTGTTGTAGTATTTTTGTGTTGTGTTTATATTTATCATTCAAATATTGAATGCATTTAAGTTTTAATTGATTTTCTGTTTCCTTCTTATATTCTCTGTATTTTAAAGAAACCCACTCTTCCTGTGATATATTAATTGTTCGTAACTGATTTAAGTAATCTTGTCGTAATTGTTTTTGGATTTCTTTATCTTCTTCTTCTTTTGACTTATATGTTATATTATTGTTATACTGAATTATTTTGTGTAATTTTGACTTATTGAGCAAGTATGAATATTCAAAAAACAAATCTTTTGATTCTTTGTCATCCATAATATAGTCGTAAAAATGAGTTTGAAAAACCAGATTATCTGTTTCATTGTAATTTTGAATAGTGTAATATCCTGGAATTGTAGTATCAATTGTCTCAAAGTATTGTTCTGTAAAAAATGTAGACTCATAATTTTTAATTTGAAATGTTCTAAACAAAGTATCAACAACCTTTTGATGGCCATCCTCTCCTTCATACTCTTTGGGTGTATATTGTTCGTTTGCAGATACCAATAAATCAATTTGTTTCCGTCTTGAAAGAGCTATTTTTTTTAATTTATCATATTTTGCATTTCTTGTTGATGTATGAATATTATTTAAAAGTTGTTTAAATTCTACTTCGTTTAGTTTTAGAGTATCAAATGATGTAACTTGAATAAAATTCATGTATTCTTTCAATGTATTTTTCAAACGAATTTTGAGAGTTTCTAAATTGTACACACCATTTTTTTGAATGAAATCCATAAGTTGCTTGAGTATATTGTCTGCTTCGCGAAGTATATTTACTTGCGTTCGTGTTTCTTTTAATCGTTTTAATTCATCCAATAAAAATTTTTTATATTCTGTATCTGCGTGTTTGGTTGAATTTGATTTGTCGCGTATCAGTACACAATTTGGATAAAAGGTATATGAAAATTCTTTATTGGTTTTCAATATTTCAAAATTGTTCATATCAATATAATTTTGTTTGTTCTGAAATGTAATAATATAAATCATAATTTATTATATTATTACACTATTATTTTTTATGTGCTTGTTTTAACATTTGAATAGCTCTTTCTAATTCTTCGTTGCTTATTTGATTATCTCTATTGACATCTATCTGAGAATATAATTGCTGAATATGTTTGGGCAAAATACATAATCTACTGTTTTCATTGAAAAGATATTGTGTCAGTATAATAAATACTGCAGTTAATATTAATGATATATATATATCTCGTGTTCCCATCCATGCAATGGAAAACAATAGCAACTGTCTTCCAATGAAATTTTTGACATAATCTTCTTGACT